CAACCCATAAATGTCACTGTTGCACGAATAAAAAAACGGGACGATTGTTCTGTTGAAAGTTTTACGCCAAGCATTCGGGATGCGGCGGGTATGGTGCATGAGGCTACCACCACGGCAAGCAGATTCAGCGGCCCAGCAGGGCCAGAGATTGACACGTTTACCTACCAGTTGACAATGGTGAGAAAAGAAAAGATTGCTGAAGGCAAGGCAACTTTGCTGGCAACAATCAAATACAAATGTCCCGAGGGTGAACGTGTTGTTCAATACCCCCGCCATGCCAATCTAAGTTTTGACCTGAAAGGGTAAATAATGTTTGGACTTGACGCATTGTTAAACGTTGGCGGTAAGTTGATTGACAAACTTATCCCAGACCCAGAGGCCAAAGCCAAAGCCCAGCTTGATCTAGCAAAGATGGCCCAGGATGGCGAACTGGCAAAGATGGCAAATGAAACTAAGCTGTTTGAAGTGGAAATGAACAATGTTTCAGACCGCTGGAAAGCCGACATGGGTTCTGATTCCTGGTTGTCAAAGAACATTCGCCCTATGGCCCTGATTGCCATCTTTGTGGCCTATTTTGTGTTCACCATGATGTCGGCCTTTGGGTACAACGCCCAGGAAAGCTACGTTCAGTTGCTGGGGCAATGGGGGCAGATTATTTTCTTGGCCTATTTTGGAGGCCGCACGGTTGAAAAACTTGCTGACATGAAAGCCAAAAAATGAACCTGACATTGCACTTTACTTTGGAAGAACTGACGATCACAGATCATCGGGAACTGGAGAACACACCAAATGAAACCGAACTTGCAAACCTTAAAAGATTGGCTGAATTCCTTGAAACAGTCAAAACCGTACTTGGCGGCAAGCCAATTATGGTTAACTCTGCGTTCCGCAGTAAAGCGGTAAACGATGCCGTAGGGTCTAAAGACACAAGCCAGCATCGCATTGGTTGTGCTGCTGACATTCGTGTGCCAGGGATAACCCCTGATGAAGTGGTCAAGGCCATCATTGCCTCTGGGATTGGCTACGATCAAGTTATACGAGAGTTTGACCGCTGGACACACATATCCATCCCAAATGCTGGCGCACCCCGCAAACAGGCTTTAATCATTGATAAAGCAGGGACACGGGTTTATTCCTCCATCCACAACAGTATCTGAACGAATACCCAGGCGACTGCCACCACAACGGCAGCGCCCAGGCACAGAATTAGAAACAATCCAATCACATGACCCCCCGCATTTCCCACCCCGCAATAAAATAGTTCCAACGCCCTTGCATAGCGGAATTGATGTACTTATCGCCACTCATGGCTAAATCAGTATGTGTGTAGCCCTTTGAGGCCATCAACGCTGTAAAGACTTGTCGTGCTTTCATGTGTTCTCCTTTATGCCGTGGGCGGCTTCAATGGCTCGGCACAAAGCAACTCGGTTAATCGGCTTGGCCGCCCATAATTCAATTTCCCAAACCGTCAGCGGCTTGCGCTGTGGTGGGGATGTGTAGAGGGGCTTATCAGTTGACAACACCTCTGGCGCATCCTTGTATATCTCGCCGTATTTATCCATCCACGCCACAGGCTCTTGCTCTGGCTGTCCATAAGCATCCCGATACAGACCCAATCGTTCATTTTCCTCATGCAAGGTTTGAAGTGCTTTCTCTTGTGCCAATCGTTCTTTGAGTGCGGCGATGGCTTCATCTTCTTCAGTCATATCAACTCCTTCTGCACAGGTACAAAACGCCATTCACGTTCTGCCCTGCCTGACTTTGATTTAGTGACTTGCCCAGTCAATTCCACCAAGCCAATCTTGGCTAACTCAGGCAAGCGTCTAGCCACTTGATTGCCATCCAACCCAGTTAGTTCAGCGATGCCATCCTTACCCCTTGCGCCAAAACGCTGGAGACAATCCACAATCAGCAAACCGTGCTTGTTAGCCAATTCTTTGGCTGAATCCGCTGCTTGGAATGAGGTCAGCGGGTCAGAATTCCTTGCCCTTGGAAATGTAAGCATGATTAAAAGGCCAGATCATCATCGTTATCTGCTGGCAAGCCCTTGGGTTCGTAGGGCTTGGGGTCATTTAGATAAGCCCACCCGTCCCAGCCGTTTTCCTTTAAAGGGATTACATCCAGTTTGAGCATTTCGCCATTGCGTGTGTCAATGATTGACCCAATGCGCTGATAACGGTTCTTTTGCTGGCCTTCTTTGTTGGTGTACTGGCCTACGATGGCGGTGATTTCTTTTTTAACTTTGGACATTATTTGCTTTCAATAATTGCGTTGAGTTGCTGAACTTGGGATTTGACTTCTGCAAGAAATTTAACAATCTCTGCTTCAATCTCTGCGATGTATTCGTCATCACGGTCAACCCGTTTGACAAACAATTGCGCCTTGGCTGGCATTCTGGGGTCAAATGAAACATAGTCAGTCCATTTGCGCCCTGTGCAAGCCATTTGAAATTGCATCTGGGTGATGTATTTGCTAGGCACTTTTTGGGATAGCAGCGTTTCAATCATGGTGGACGTATTTGGGCATTTGATCTCCACAAGCCCATCGTTCCCCACAAGCCCGTCAGGGGACGCACCAGCCCACTCAATTGTTGGATGACGCACAAACCCCACTTCCTCAACCATAACGCCCTGTGCCGCTTCATACGCCGCCCGTGCAAATGGTTCTTGGTCTGTGCCCCACTGCATGGCGGCGTTGGTGTATGACTCTTGTTTGGTAAAAGTCAGGCGTTCCACCACAAGCTGGGCCATGTAGTTATCGCGGCTGGTGCTGTAACCCGTCTTTGTCTTGGCGATTACGTCTGCCACTCTGCTGGCGGTGACCTTGCCCAGACGTTGGTAAAACCATTCGGTTGAACCTTGGATGATTTCAGTTTCCATTTCGTGCCTCCATCATTTCATTTGCCATTGTGAAAGCGGCAAAAGCAGTGTCATTAAAGTCCATATCAGATCGCCAATCAGAATCAGACAAAAGTGCTTGCATGGCAAAGATGGCGATAAAATCTTTGAGGGTCATTTCCTCAAGACCGATTTCTTTCTTTTTTCTCATGCCTTTTCCTTTGCCTTGGCAATGCGGTCTGCCTTGGCTTTGATGACCTTGGCAATCCAATTTTGGTCGCCCTTGCAAGCATCGTAGGCAGCTTTGTAGGCGGTTTGCAACTCCTCCTTGTTGGCGCTGGCATCAATGGCGGCAATGTGGTCTGCCATCATTCCTGCGTCAATCTGTGGTGCAGGGCGGGATGCCGCTACACCGTCATCGTCATCTGGTGAGAGGCCGCTGGCGGTCAAAAGGCTATATCTCCGCGCATAAGTCAAGGCACTCCCAAAACCCATTGCATCATGTTTGCTGGCTGGGACATGAAGCATTCCGCACTCCATCACTTCCCCAGATTCATGCACAAACATTGTTTCAACCATCACCCCGTCTTTGCATTCATAGGTGCGTTGCATAAGACCTATGCCATTAGCGTTTAAAGCCCCGACAACAGCATCAATGCAAGAACTAAGGTCTGCGTACTTAGATTTGAAATGAGGGTTTACAGACGTTTTTAACGCCTTGCCAAATTGTGATTGTGCTTTGACAAAGGCGGCGGCAATTTGTTTTCCGATTGGTGTTTCCATAATGTTTCCTTAATAGGCGTATTTAGGGCCGCAAGTGACTTCCACCACAGTTTCGACTGTGTAGCCGTTGATCTTGCGTTTGGCGTATAGCGGGATGGCGCGGAGGCCAGATGATTCGCACTGGCGCACAGCGTCAATCACCTCATTCCTGCCCATCGGTTGGACTTGTTTGTCAACAATCAGGTCTTGATTGGGCGCTTGGGGTGTTGACCCTGGCAAGCTAGAGCAACCAGCCGTGACCAAGGCCATCCAGCACAAAAGTGAGTAGGTGATCATCTTCATTCCGATTCCTTTGCAATCAATTTCATTTCAAGTTCTTTGATGTATTCCTGGGCAACGTCACAGGTTTGGATGTAGCCCCGCAAATGGGATTCCAAAAGCCCAACGTGGTAGGCCAAGCGGTAGGCGGCGGGTTCGCCTACATATTGGCGGTCAGCAACGGTTGCGATTGATTCAATGATTTCGTTAGCGTTCATGTCATGCTCTCCAAACAAAAAGGTCAAGAACCAACACGACAACAGCACACACGGCAAGCACCATGATGATCTTGTCGGTGGTCGCCATGCGGGGTTCGTGGATTTCAATTGCCGCGCTGTATTCCACTGTGTGGGGGAATGCTTCATTCATCGTTCTGGGGTATTTCATCTTGTTCATCCTCTGGTTGGTTGTCTGGGTCAAAGTTATTTTGGCGGGTGAGGATTTGCCCCCACCGCCATTCCTCATAATCAAGGTCGTACATGGTCAATATTCGTATTCAAGGCGCTCAGAAAAAGATGGGTTCCAATCATTTTCAGCAGCGTTAGATTTTGCCCAGCGTATGACCCATTCATGGGCATTCAGACCGCGATAGTTTTTTTTGCCATTTTCATTTGCGTCAGCAGTGATTTCAATGATTTCTGCTGATGTCAAGTCGATGCCATGATCGGCATAGATTTTTTGGGTTTCGATTGATGTAATCATCTTGATACTTTCTAAAAGACCCTTATGCGTTGTGCTAGGGCATGGCGTGATTATCAGCTACCTTATAATCCCAAGTCAACTGTGGGGGTATTAGCGGTCTTATGTACAATGTGCGAATGGACAAGGACAAATTTATCGCATTGGCTGGCTCACAGACTGAGCTTGCCAGAATCTTGGGCATCCACCAATCGGCGGTTTCCCAATGGAAAACTGTCCCCCAGGCAAGGGTTTGGCAATTGATGGTGTTGCGTCCTGAGTGGTTTTCAATGTAAGATTGTTTGAAACACGGCTAGTCTGGAAGTCATGAGCCAGATGAAAAGAGAACTCCCCTCCTGCCGCCGTTTCTTTTCTGGGAGATTTGCGGAGTTTGCTTTATGCGAATTAAAAACTGGTCGAAGTTTCAGCATTTCAAGGACAGAAAGCCGCCTTGGGTAAAGCTGTATCGTGATCTTTTAGATGATATTGAATGGCACGAACTTGACCCAAAAGCGGCAAAAGTGCTGGTCATGCTTTGGTTAATTGCCAGCGAAGATGATGGACGCATTCCCCCCACCAAACAACTGGCATTTAGGCTAAGAATGTCAGAAAAGGATACTGAAGTTTGCGTTTCCAAGCTGTTTCATTGGCTGGAACATGACGATAACAATTTGATATCAAGCCGA